GCCAGACCATTCCAGAAACGCCTCCCATGTGCCAAGCGCGCCCAATGCCACGCACACAAATGCCCCAGCATCCTGCGCTGCAATGAGATATTCTTGCTGTCCGTCCTGCCATGTCGATTGCGTGTGGTCGGCGCGCTTCATTTCGCAAACGAACGGGACACGCGCCGGGATGATAATATCCGCCGCGCCTTTCGTCATGCCTTCCGCATTGTGCTTCATGGCTGTCGAAAGGAAACGCTTTCCCTCGTTTCTGACGTGGGTGGCTATCAGCCCGTAGCTTGATGGATATTCACCGCGCAGCTTGTTGAAGAAACTGGCCTGTTCGACACCCTCAAGCGGGCATTTGCCACGATAGCTTGTGTCTCCATAAACGGGGATAGTGGGGTGGAATTTCACAGTGCATCTTCCTCCGCGTTAAACGCCAATATCCTGTAAAACTGGCTATCGGCATCCCTCATATAGCTGATCGTTGCAGGTGGTCCATCGGCTGTTGCGCCAGCAAAGCGCGCCCAGTCATCCACGCCGCGCCGATGTGTTGCGTCTGGTTGGTGCCACGTCGAAAAACGCCGATATGCCGTCACCCAATCCGCCCGCACCGTGCGGTTGCCTTTTTGACTTACGCCCTCTTTCAAGTCCATGGACAGGATGGCATCGGTTTGCGGGCGCGTCGGGTCGCGTTTCAGTGCCTTAAAGTCCGCGTGCAGCTTTTCGTTCGGGTCTATAATTTCTGCGCCGCACCCCTTGCATCGTCGCGCCGATATGTCGTTCTTGTGCTGGCACGCTTCACATTCCTTGGAAGTCCAGAAATATCCACATCGATCATGTGTATGGCCAGCCTTTACCAGCCCATAGCATCGCCTGCCATAGTGCGCTGGCATTGGGCCGTAGTCGGTCATTATCTGCGCGCCGAACACATCAAGGCAATAGCCATAATCATCGCGCGGATAGTCGGCGCAGTCAGGATTGAGCGAAAACTGGTTGACGTTTGCGCAATCGGGACATTGCACGTCAATCGGTTGCCCGTCCCCAGGTGCCTTGCCCGCTTTGATTTGCGGATTGTATATGTCGCCGTCTGGGAAGTGCCGATCCACATTGTTGGCATAATCAAGCAAGATGGACCTAGCTTTCTGGTCATCCAGTCGCCACGCGCGGCCCATGATTTGCTGTAGCAGCGCCGCACTTTCGGTATAGCGCAGCAAGGCGATGATGACTGTGTGGCTAACGTCAAAACCAGTCGTCAACGTGCCGACCGAAACCAGATAACGAAACTTGCCATCCCGATAGGCTTGCACGGTCGCCTTGCGGTTGCTGGCCCGTCCCTGCAATATGCACTCGTCGCCGGTCACTAGCGCGCTATTGCCCGGTGGCAGGCTGGCCATGATTTCATGGGCGTGCGCCACGGTGCTGGCGAAAAGCATGACGCCGCCGCGCACTGACTGCGCTTGCGCCATCACGTCCGCAACGATTGCGGCAGTCTCGCGCCCATGGCCCACGAAAGCGCGCTCCACGCTGTCGCTGTCGAGTGTGCCATTTGGCAGCAATATGATGCCGCTGGTGTCATAGGCGGCGGCGTTGATCGCACCAATATCCATCGGCGTGATAAATCCATCGTCCAGCATTTCGCGGGCAGAAACGCGATAGACGCACTTGGTAAAATATGGATCGCGGCAGGTGTCGTCACCATTGACCCGACCGTCCGGCCACGCGCGGAATATGTAGCCCTTGCCCAGATTATAGGGCGTGCCAGTCAGCCCTATCACCCGCAGGTTCGGGTTGCCTTCGCGCATGGCGTCGATGATTGCGCGGATAGTCGGTGTCAGCCCGTGCGCCTCGTCCACGATCACCGCGCAATAGTTGGTCATGAACCGACTTATCGCGTTCTTGACGGTCCCAGGTGTGCCGAAAATCACATGGTGGCGCGTGGACTTCTTGCCCGCACTGGCGCTAAAGATTGACGCGGATTGCCCCGTAAGAAGAAACTTCTCGAAATTCTGCTCGACAAGATTGGCGTTCGGCGCAAGGCATAGCACTTTCTTGCCGCCGCTGATTTCATGCAGCCGGTCGGCCATGTAGCCTATCATAAAACTCTTGCCCGCCGCTGGCGCAGCATCAATGAGGCAGGGGCTTGTGCTGGTCCGCACGAAGTCCAGCGCGGCGGCGCAGGCACGCGACTGGTATGGTCGCAACTGCATTTTAACGCACCTGCCAGAAAGACGAGGATTTCCCGGTATATGGTTTCAGGTCAGCGCCAGGGCAAAGCGCCTTGACTGCCTTGGCATAGCTTACCGCGCCCGCGCGCTCTGTCAGTGTCAACTTGCGGCCCGCAAAAAGAGCGTTCTTTTCACCGGCCAGTGTGACGAACTGCGCCAGCAAGTCCTTCTTGCGTTCGGCTGCGCGCTCTAGCTGTTCGTTCAACTCGTCCCATTCGGCAATCATCTTGTGCGCTTCGGGCGTGTCAATGACGACACGCGCAAGGCCGATATGGTCGGCGGCTTCTTCTTCCAGAAATTCGGCATGAAACTGGCGAAGGATAGGGATATTTTTGCTAACCCATTCTGGATCATAGTCCACCACTTCCATCTTCGTGCCTTTTGGCGACCACTGATAGAAGTGGCACCATTTGCGCCCGGTGCAGTAAAGCTGGAACTGCACCTGCGCCGCATAGTGCGGCTGGTCGGCCAGTTTTTTGAACTCGCCACCATTACGCAGGCCATACGGGCATTTTATCTCAAGCAAGCCATCCTTTCCGACAAACCCATCTGGTGAAGCGCCTGCCCAATCTTCAAACGGCACGAACGGGGCTGCTTCCACATCGTGACCGCTTTCCATTTCATATTCTATCCGCGCGCCATCCTCGTTGCGCGTGCCATATTCGGTGGCAATATTGCCGGTAAACTCGGACGAAACCCCTTCACGCGCCCGCACCATGGCGCGCATGGCGTCGGCGCGATCCATGTATGGAGACAGGCCCAATATGGCCCCGACCACGCTTGCGGTCACGCGACCAACGCGCTGTGCGAACCATTCAGGTGAACGTTGCTCGATCATGTCATTTGCTCCTATCTAGCCAAATCCTCGCCCCGCACAGTGCGCGGGGTCCGGTTTGGTTAGAAAGGCACCTCGTCGTCCAAATCCAGTTCTTTGGCCTTCGTCGTGCTGCCACCCCAGTCATCGCCGCCTTTGTTCGCAGTGGCGGGCTTGGTTTCACCGATCTTGAGGGCGTGGGTTTTTTCCATGACGGCGGCGACCCAATTGCCCTGCTTGCCGTCCATGTCCCAGACCTGCACCCGGATCACCATCGGCTTGCCGATGAGGGCCAGTGCCAGATCATCGCTTGTTGGACGCTCGGCCTTGAGTGCTAGCTTTCCGCCCGCGTTGGCGTCGATAGCGGCCAGCATCTGCTTTGCCTTGTCGCGGACCTTTTGCGGGTCTTTGCTTTTTGGCTTGTCGTCACTTACCCAGACCTTGTGGAACACCACGCGGTTTGCGAACGCTTCGGGCTGCTGGACGCGCCAGCGCAGGTTGATATATTCATAGCCGTCGCGGTCTGTGTCCCACTTGGCATCATCGATTGCGGCCAGCACGTTCGATCCGTCTGGGATCAACTCCATGCCGCCACCACCGCCGTCGAACTGCTTGCCGGTTTCCTTGGCGTCGTCGCCGTTGCTCAATCCCCAGAAACTCATTTGACTTGCTCCTTGCTTTTCATTGCTTCTGCATATTCCGCTGCTTGTGGCCAGATGCGGGCCAGGAGCGGGTTTTCACCTTCCGGCAGGTCGATAGGCTCGGTGATGCCGTAGCGATTTTTTGCCACGCTGGCGGCGGTGGCGTGACAGATCAATTCACGCTCGCCGTTGCTGATGACCTTCTTGCGCTCGCCCTCGTCGCCGCGCACAACGGACGTAAGGCGAACGAAGCCGACCAGATCGGTGTCGTCAACATAATGGGTCAGGCACTTGCTATTCAGCCGCAGCGAATAGCGGCCATAGTCGTCCACGTCCGGCAGGCGCATGGTTTCAATGTCTGCATGGGCGACAAACACAACCGCCATACCCTTGCGCTCATTGAGCAGGCCCATACCTTTGCGCAGCCGACCGTGCAGCGCCGATAGCGCCTGATAACCAGCGCCATATCCACCCATGGCTGTCGCCAGCGTTTTAGCCCGTCCATCGGCTTCCAGAACGTTGCGGGTGAAAAGCTGATCCGCAGCTGTCACGCTGTCGAACACGACAGTCTTGTAGTCATGCTCCTCGTTGAGCAGCGCCTTGACTTGCTCCCACAATTCATCCGCCGACTGCAAAAGTGGGAAGGCATCCACTTCGTTTTGCCCCAGGCCATCTTCGGCGCGCAGGACAATTGGATTTGGAAACTGACAGGCCAGACTTGTCTTGCCGGTGCCAGCGTCGCCGCAGATTGTAAGTATTGGTGGGCGGCTCTTTGGCCGCGATATAGACGATAACGCACTCATGCGCGCTTCCTTTCGTTGTGGCACATTGGCCTTGACCGGCAGGGCGGTCGATTGACACTGCATGTTTCATGTGCAACAGCTATGTTGCGTTGTCAACAAGGAAAATGCGATGGACATTGAGCAAATCAGGCATTGCCTAAGAGACAGGAACCTGCGCGCCGTCGCGCGGGAGACTGGACTGCACCATAATACGCTTATCAGGATAAGGCTCGGCAAATCCCTGCCAAGCCTTGGCACACGGGCTATTTTGGAGAGGTATCTACAGGTATGACAGACCATATCCGCACGGTGATGCCGGGATTGTCCGATCATCAATATGAACAACGCAATAAGCTGGCGGTTGCGCGCACCTATGCCAGTTCAAGGATGACGCAGAACAGCCCGCCTTATCATGCAGTGCAGCAATATCTCATGGTCGGGGAAGTTGTGAACGCATGGCTTTTCGCGCCGATGGATGACGCGACGGTCGCGCGGCTGGTCGAGTATTGCCGCATCCTGATTAAGGCTGGCCATGAAGCAGAATGGCTGTTCAACGACGCAGAGGGGCGCGCTTCTAATGGCATCGCATGATAATGATGATTTTTGGGCCAATCTCTCGTCCTATGTCGAGGAAAACAAAAAAGAGACAGCGCCGCTATCTTTTGTCGGAAATGTCCCGTTCGATCTGCGCGGCATCGACCTGACCGCCCCTCCTGGGTTCGTCGGGGAAGTCGCGGCATGGATCGAGGATCAATCACGTAGGCCGCGCAGGCATATATCAACCGCCGCAGCTATTGCCGCGATTGCCAACATATCCGGCCTGCGTTTTGAGGATGCCCAGGACGGCGTGACAACGAACATGTTCATCTTTTGCGTAGCTGGTTCGCGCACCGGCAAGGACAATGTGCAGAACGCCATTGCCAAAATCCACCGTCTTGTCGGTTATGGAGGGGCAACCCATGGCTCGATCAAGTCAGAACAGGAAATCGTTCGCAACCTCATTCGGCATCAAGCGTCCCTGTATGTGATTGACGAAATCGGCATCCTGTTGGGCAAGATCAAAAACGCCCAGCAAAAGGGCGGCGCGGCCTATCTTGACGGCGTTATCGGGATGCTCATGTCGGCCTACTCCAAAGCATCGAAATTCATGCTGCTAACCGGAGACGCCAAGGAGGACGTGCGCGCCGAATTGAAAAAAGAGGCGTCCCAGATCAACAAGCGGATAGACGAGGGCGACGCTACCGAATGGGACAAAGGCCGGTTTGCATCCATCCGCCGATCCATGGACAATCTGGACAGCGGTTTGGAGCGCCCGTTCCTGTCGGTCATCGGCTTTACAACGCCAGTCACGTTTGACGAACTGGTTGACTATCAGTCTGCCACGAATGGCTTTATCGGGCGGTCGCTGATTTTCAATGAACGCGACACAGCACCGCGCAGCAAGGTGGACTTTAAGGAGCGGCCAATGTCCGAGGCCATGTCGATGCGCCTCATGCAGATATGTCGGGGCGGCAATACCGACGCAGGCACGCGGGTCGAGAATTTCGATGCGATGGAGGCTGTGGGGACAGCAGACGACGCACAGCATGACCTGGCCGCGTGCCTGGAATGGTTGGAGGACCAAGCTGTCGCGCAGCGGGACAGTAAGGGGCTAGAGGCGCTTTGGCTTGGCGCTTATGAACTCGTCGCCAAGGTCAGTTTCGTTCTGGCCATTCCCGATGGCGTGCGCCGCTCTGCCCATGTCCGGTGGGCGTTCGCGCTCATCAAGCGGGACGTGGAGGACAAGATAAGGATGGTGACGGGCAACGATAGGGCCAAGGACGCCCCGCAGACCGCCCTTAGAGCGCGAATAGAGGCTTTGACTGGTGGTGATGAGGCTATGGCCATAGGAACGCTTGAAAACCGCCTGAGAGGCACTTCCAAGGAGATGGTTGCGGACGAGGTTGCCGCGATGGTCGACTGCGGCCTGCTGGTCGAGGAAACCCATGAGCACCCCCGAAACAAGCGCGTGACGAAAAAATACAGGCTTGTGCGGTTGTAGGTTGACACTGTGCGCGGGTTCGGCAAGGATCAAACCCGCGCTTTTCTGAGGGTTTCGGCCACAGACTAGCACAGAATAGTGGCTGGGTTACTAAGCTATAAACGACAGTTTTCCGGGGCTTTGAGCCTCACAATAGCAGCCTAGTCAAGTTAGCTAGAGACACTTAAAAGCCTGTATGGTTCGCCATACGGGCCTTTAGTTGTTTAGGCTTATATTGGGCCGTGGGTAAAAGGGATTATATGTATATCCTTACTAGTGTATATTCTGAGAGGAATAATAAAGGATTACAAGGGGTTACAGAATAGCACAGAATAGTGGATTTGGGGCGTTTCACTATTGTGAAGGTGGGCATTTACAATTAAATAATGTTATGCAATTGTCTTTTTTAGAAAAGGAGACAACAATGACCATCATCGAAAAGAATATCCCAGCCCCGGTTCGCGCATCTGGGATGCCATCGGCTAAAGACCTTCCGTTTTCGGAAATGGAGGTAGGCGACAGCTTTGCGTTTGATTGCGCCAATGACCTTCGCGCGTCCTGTTCTGCACGCATCCACGGATACGCATCTGCTGCGCTCGGAAAAGGCAAAATTACCACGAAGCAATATGACGGGGGCGTTCGCGTCTGGCGTGTCGCTTAATCACATGGGCGCGCTATTATTTTGAAATAATGGTTTGACACCTGTAGGCGCTATGCCTATAAGGGTTTCATCAACAGGGCGATGCCCAACCTTACCAAGGGAGAATGGAAATGACCTACCAAGCAGCAGATCACGGACAGCCAGACAACGCTACCGAGGCATATTACGATTATCTCGATGGCTGCGCCGATTGGGGTTACGAGGCAATGTCCTTCGATGCGTGGAAGGCTGATATGGCCGCTAAGCGCAACATCCCGGTTGTGGTCCAAGAGTATAGCGAAAGCCCGTTTGCCGACGCCTACATGCTGGAAGCTGAAACCGCGTATTTCAATAATTCCAACGGAGCGGCTGATTTTTACAACCGCTCCCATCGTTAAGCGAGTTTGGGGGTATGTCTCCGCCGAAAGGTTTGATGGAGCGAGGCAAGACCGACCTACAGCGTGGCGGCAAACGTGGCCGTTCCCGACTGCGGCTCGCGGGTTCAATTCCCGTTATCCCCCACCATTTCAAGGAAAAAGCATGACACCCCACACCTTCAAGCAAATCCGCCAAGCGGCTGGTATGTCGCAGTCACAGTTGATGGCATGGCTTGGCCTAAAGGATAAGCGCATCATCGGACGGTATGAGCAAGGGGAGGTAGTGCCGCCTGGCCCCGTCTCCCGGCTCATGGCCCTACTGGATCGCGGCATCCTATCGGCTGATTATTGGAGTAATGAACATGATTGAAGCAACTGCACATACTGCGTTCGAGCAATACAAGGATGCGCTTGCCAACGGCTGGTTGCGCCAAGGGACTTGGAACAGCGAAGAAGATGGGCGGCGTGTCGCCTGCGCGCTCGGTGTGATCGACCCGAAGCTGGATAGCCCGTCGCTTTGCCCCGCGACCGTGATGCCTAAATGGCTGGCGCGCATGGTCCCGTGGTTGTTCGACGGTCAGGACGCGGAAGATGCTTTTGCGTGGGGCGCGTCATTTTACGAACAGCTCGACCGGCTCAATGGTCAGGTGCCGTTTGAAGTCATTTACGATTGGCACGCCAATTATTCGTGGCAGATGGGTATCGAGGCAGCAGAGAAGATGGGCCGCGATAGTAGCGCGCAGAAGGCAATTCAGGACTTGCACCGACGCGCTATGAATGGCGACCGTGCGCCGCGTGACGACTGGTATAAGGCCTTGAGGAACGCCTACGCCTACGCCTACGCCAACGCCTACGCCTACGCCTACGCCTACGCCGACGCCTACGCCTACGCCAACGCCAACGCCAACGCCAGCGCCAACGCCAACGCCTACGCCTACGCCTACGCCTACGCCACGCCGACGCCTACGCCTACGCCAACGCCAACGCCTACGCCTACGCCAAAAAGAAGGCGATCAATCGTCTTGCCATGGGCTTGGTTGAGTGCATGTCGCAGGTTGAGAGGGAGGGGTGGTGATGAGTGATTTGGTAGCCTACTGGCGCAATGAAGCGCGCCATATCGACCTTGCTGTGGCTGTCGGTGATGACTTGACGGTTGAATATGCCGCAAAAGCCATAGAGACAGCCGACACAATCGAACAGCTACAGGCTGACAAGCGGGATATCGGTCGAAGTGGCCTGCGTTATGATATGGTCCACCCTTGCCAAACATGCAAAATAGTTGTTGCGTTATCCGTTTGTCATGCTAAAAAGGTGTCATCAACGGAGGAAATGACATGACAACCGAAGCAGAGTTCTACGCGGAAGTGCGCAAAGCATGTGATGCTGAAGGCATTGACGATCGCGGGCGCTCATTTGTTGAAATGACTTGCCTTGATAATGCCGACGAGCCTTCGCGTGTTTGGGACATGGCGCTAGACACACTCCGATTTTTCGTGGCGTGCAATGATCTCCGAGCAGCCTCGCGCAACGAAATGTGATCGGATAATCTATGACCAACTGGCGCGACCACCTACGCGGTGATGAGGCAACCCGGCTGGCGGAGGCCGAAGCAGCCTATGAGCATGTCCGCAAGGTCCACACGCCTGTGATGGCCCAGATACGCAACCGCTGCATATTGCGAGCAAGGAGGGCTAAGTGATGGATGGCACCATGAATCGATACGGCCCAGATCATCCAGACTACCCCAATGAACCAAAGGATTGGGATCATGGCCCCTACCTGTGCAGGGACGGTGTAATGTATCATATGCGCGGCTATGGTTGGAAATGGGGTGAAGGATGCTGGAACGCCACGGCGGATTGGGATCGCGTGGCGTATAGAGCCAAAAGCCATACCCAACTCACGGAGCAAGTATCATGACCCACAAAGTAACCCCCGCCGTCCGTGAGTTGTATATCAGCGCCCTTGGCTGCTTTGGCGGCATGGACCAAGCGCTAATCCGCTCCGGTCATTTCGATGCAACGACCGTGATGCAATTGCTGGCCGGGTTTGAGGCGGAGACGGTGGAGCGGTGCCTTGGTGCTACAAAAGAATATGACGCATATGGAAAGATGGAGGCAAGGAAATGACCATCTACCACACGGCACGCCACCTGGCACCACATAAAGCGGGGCTTTGGTTACACAACTGGCGCAATGATCGCGCGATGGTTATGGAGGTGGCGAGATGACATTCATGCCATGGTGCAAAAACTTGGATGATCCGCATGGGCTTTGTGATATTTGCAAGCGTTGCGATGACGCCTTCATGGGGTCGTGGGATGCCTTTTGGCGTTGGGATGACGGAAGCCAAGTCGATGGAAAATATTACTACAACATCGCAAAGGCTCGCAAGGTCGCGGCGCAATACGGCATTGATATGGATTTCAGCACAAACGACGCGCTGGAGGCTGGCCGCAAAATGAAACCAACGGCATGGCGGGCGACCATACCGGGGCAAAACCAAGTGAGTGTGATGAGATGAAACCAGCATACCCACCAGACTACCCATTGCCGATAGACCCTGAGACGGGTATCGCGTGGTGGCAATTGAACATGTTTGCGATTGGCCATTTGCCGGGATGGTCGAAATGGCAGAGCAAAAGAAACATGGCTGAGATAATCCCTCCCCTTCGCTTTGTCATTCAAGGCATGGGGCTTGCATCCTCCACCAACCGTTGATACACAAGAGGGGCAACCCTTGCGAAAGGACGGTGGTCAATCATCTGGACGACGCGGCGGTTGTTGAGCAATAGAGACGACCGCCGGTCGTATTACTGGAGCCTACCAAATGCCTGCAGGCCGTCCGTCATCGTATGATCCAGACTTTGCGAGGCAGGCTCAAAAGCTATCTGAGTTAGGTGCCACCGATCAAGAGATGGCCGACTTCTTTGAGGTAGACGTGCGAACGATCTACCGCTGGAAGCATGACTATGACGAATTTTGTCAGTCCCTAAAGGTTGGCAAGGAAATTGCAGACGAGCGTGTAGAGCGGAGCCTTTACCAGAAGGCCATCGGCTATGAACAGGATGAGGTTAAAATCTTCATGCCGGGTGGCGCGACTGAGCCTGTCTATGCACCGTTCCGGGCAAAGATCGCACCAGACACAACGGCAGCTATCTTTTGGCTAAAGAACCGCAGGTCTGGCGAATGGCGAGACAAGCAGGATGTAGAGCATAGCGGCTCCATCGAAACTACCGTGTCACCTGAGTTGGCTGCATGGCTGGGGCGCTAACAATACCGCCATTGACGAAAGAGCAGATAGCGGCCCTTTCCGCTGTCATGAAGCGCTGGCCCGACAAGATGGGCCGCTTGCGTGAGGGCTTCTATACGATCCGCGATAAGGAAGGGCGAGAAGTCCCATTCCGCATGAACCCTGACCAGGAGGATTTTCTGGTCAACCGCCACGGCTTAGACATCATGCTCAAGGCGCGGCAAAAGGGTATGACGACGGTTATCCAGATCGACATGTTGGATGATTGCCTGTTCATCCCCAACATCAGTGCTGGCGTGATCGCGCACAATCTGGATGATGCCAAGGCGTTCTTTGCCGACAAGATCAAGTTCGCCTATGACCGCCTGCCTGTGGAGTTTAAGGCGCTTGTCCCGGCTGAGCAAGACGCGGCGGCAAGCATGAAGTTCGGAAATGGCTCGTCCATCCGGGTCGGCACGTCTTTGCGCTCTGGCACGTTGCAGCGTTTGCATGTGTCAGAATATGGCAAGCTGTGCGCAAAGTTCCCTGAGAAGGCGCGGGAAGTGAAGTCGGGCGCGTTCAACACTGTGCAGGCTGGCCAGCGCATTACCGTTGAAAGCACGGCAGAGGGGCATAGCGGTCACTTCTATGACCTGTGTGAGGCGGCGCGCAAGAAGGCGCAGTCTGGTTCGCCGCTGACGGCTTTGGACTTCAAGTTTCATTTCTCCCCATGGTTTACGTCCGCAGAATACCAGCTTGCCGATGACGTTGGCGAGACGCGGGAAATGCAGGAGTATTTCGACAAGATCGCGCCCTACGCATTTGAGGCGCACGGCGTTGTGCTGACACGGCAACAGCGGGCTTGGTATGTCAAGAAGGCCGAGCAACAGGGCGATGACGTCCGGCGGGAATACCCATCGACGCCGGACGAGGCTTTTGAAGCGTCTGTAGAGGGCGCATATTTCGCGCCGCAGATGGCAAAGATGCGCCAGCAAGGGCGGATATGCCGGATACCCATCCTTGACGCTCCGGTCTATACATCGTGGGACTTGGGCTATAACGACTGCATGGCGATTTGCTTCTGGCAGGACGTTGGCATGGAACGCCGCCTGATCGACTATTACGAAAACAGCGGGGAAGGCTGGGGCCACTATGCGGCGATCCTGCAACAGCGCGGTTATAACTATTCGCGGCATTGGATGCCTCACGATGCCGATCATCATATGCTCAACGTCATAGCCACGACGCGCAAACAGGAGGCTGAGAAGGCTGGTATCTATCCAATCGAGGTATTGCAGCGCATTGATGACGAGTTGACCGGCATTGATGCGAGTCGGACTTTCTTGCCGCATGTTTATGTCGATGAAGAGCGCTGCGACCTCCTCATCAAGTGCCTGGACAACTACCGCAAGGAATGGGATGACAAGCTTGGGACGTGGAAAAGCCGCCCCCGCCATGATGAATTTAGCCATGGCTATAAATCATTTGAAAGTGCTGCTATCATGCCGCGCATGAACGCAAACGCCAAACGCCCGTCAATCGGCATGAGAAGGGGAGTTGTATGACCGAACCCAAGCGCCGTGGTCGCCCGCCCAAGCTGGAAGGTGCGGCAACTGATAGCCCGCCTGTTGTAGTGACGGGATCGTTTGCACAGGCCGTTGAGGCGTTCAAGACCGCTTATCCCGATGAATGGGAGGCGATCCGCCTTGGCCCATGTCAGTATGGGATTGCACAGATGATCGAGAAGTTGTCCTGATGGCCATTGCGATTGAAATGCTTGACGAGCCTATGGTCGAGCCGCCGATGACCGATAGCGAACTGGTGGCGCTTTGCCAGCAATTTGAGGCAGAGGCTATCGGGGAGGAATATACGGAGATCGCCGTCCAACAAGAGCGGGCGATCAACTATTATTATCGGAAAATGCCAGACCTACCGGCAGAGGATGGATCGTCGTCCGTTGTGGATGGGACTGTGGGCGTTGTGATCGACAATGCGCTGGCTGCCACGCTCAAGCCGTTCGTGTCGGCGGATGACGTGGTGTCGTTCCAGCCACGCGGGCCGGAGGACGAGGAGCAGGCACAGCAGGCGACAGAATACGTCAATTACGTGTTCAACTGCGATAACCCCGGCTTTATCATCCTGCACAACTGGTTCAAGGACGCGCTCCTGACCAAGGTGGGCATCGTCAAGACGTGGTGGGAGGATCAGACCCGTCAAGAGCCACGACAGACAATCGTTGATGCTATCGGCTTGATGTTGGCCCGCGAGAATGAGGGTTATCAGGGCGAACAGGACAATGGCGACGGGACGTTTACCGTTTCGGTGCTGGAGACGGTCCCCGATGGCCGGGTCAAGGTCGAGGTCATCCCCCCGGAGGAGTTTTTCATCTCCCCGTTCAGCCGGTCGATTGATACGGCTCCCTATGTCGCGCATGTCCCGCGCAACATGATGCGCGCCGACTTGATTGCCATGGGCTTCGATCCCGACATTGTGGAGAGCTTGCCCGCATCGGCTGGCTTCCGCGATGAAAGCGGGCGGGCAGAGGCTCGCTATCGTGATGAGGGCTATGGCGCGCAGCAGGCTTACCTTGGGACGCCCCACAAAAGCCAGGAGTTGGTTGACTTCCGCGAGGAATATATCCGTGTGGACTTCGACGGTGATGGCTTGGCTGAATTGCGCAAGGTAATGCGCGTTGGCGACGTGGTGCTGTATAACGAGGAGGCCGACGATATATTGATGGCCGTCCTTTGCCCCGTCCCCATGCCGCACAAGGTTTACGGCGTGTCGCTGGCCGATCAGGCGGTGCAGGAGCAGAAAATTAGCACGGCGCTCTGGCGGCAGTCGCTGGACAATCTGTATAAGGCTAACAACCCCCGCCCGCATATCCCGAACAATGCAGAGCGGCAGGACGGTTCGACGCTGGATAGCCTTGCGGACACAGCACCCGGCGCGGCAGTTTATGAGGGCAATGTCCCTATCCGCTATGAGGCGGTGCCGTTCTTCGCGGAAAAGTCGTTCCCGATGCTGGATTATGTCCAGATGCAGACGGAGCAGAAAACCGGCATAGGGCGCAATGGCCAGGGGTTGGACCAAAACGCGCTGAAAAAGTCGGGCCAAACGACCGCGACCGAAATGGCGATGATCCAAGGCGGTAAGAACGCCCGCGTGGAAATGATCGCGCGTATCTTCGCTGAGACTGGCGTAAAGCGGCTGTTCAAGATGATCTTGAAGCTGTTGGTCGAGCATCAACCAAAGGCGCGCATGATCCGGTTGCGCAACAAGTGGGTGGAGGTGGACCCGTCCAACTGGAACCCCGATATGGATTTGGAGATCAGCGTCGGGCTTGGCGTTGGCGACAAGGCGGAGCAGGCCGCGATGGCAATGGGCATCTTGGAGGTTCAGGACCGGCTTGCACAGACGCCGTTCGCTTCGATGGTGACGGAAGAAAACGTATTCGCGGCGGTAAAGCGGTTCCTGAATGCGTCCGGCGTTAAGAATGTGGACGGTTATGTCACTGAGCCGCAAGAGGGCGAAGAAAAGCCTGAGAAGCCAGACCCTGAAATGATGAAGGTTCAGGCTGAGATGCAGATGAAGCAGGCTGAGCAGCAGGCCAAGCAGCAAGAGGCGGCGCTCAATCTGCAATTGAAGCAGGAAGAAGCGGCGGCAAAGATCATGCTCATGCGTGAGGATGCGGCGGCCAAACTTGAACTGGAACGCGCCAAGGCAGAGGCGGAAATGCAGCTTGCGATGACACAGCAGGCGTTTGAAATGGAAATGGCCCGCGAACGCATGGCCATGGACCGCGAGATGGCGCACGAAAAGAGCGAAATGAGCAAGCTTCGTGAGGGTGGAGATTTGGACAAGTGACACCCGAACAGCGCCGCGCCCGTGGCTTTCGCGCCCGTGCTGCCTTGGAGGATGGTGCGCTTAAAGAGGCGTTCGAGGAAACGGAGCGCGAGATACATGAACAATGGTCGGCGGCATGGTGGCCACGGAAACGTGAGCGGCTGTGGCACGAACTGAAAGCTTTGGAACGGTTGCGGGGCAAGCTTGCCAATATGGCAGGACAGGCTCCGAAGTAGGTTTTGCGTTGAAACTTAAAAGGTGATATATCATGGATGACACTGCCCAGCACATCGGTGCAGCAGAAACAGACCCGAACATTGCATCGGCCATCGCGGCGGATGCTTTCAAGGCATTTACCTCCGAACAGCCGGTCGAGCGGCCCCGCGATGAAAGTGGGCGGTTCGCCAGCCAAGCGGAGGAAGAAGGGACGGACACGGCGGAGCCTTTGGGCGAAGTCGATGAAGTAGACGATGAGGGAAGCGACGACGACGACGCAGCCGATGAGGCCCAGCAAGACGTTGCCGAAATGCCATCTTCGTGGGGAAAGGATGATGCCGAACTGTGGCAGTCGCTCCCACCCGAAGCGCAGGCGAAAGTCATTGAGCGCGAGGGAGAGCGAGACAGGGCGGTTAATCAGAAATTTCAGGAGGCAGCTAATCTCCGTAAGGAAGTCCAGACGGAACTAGCGACCGCCAATGCTAATCGTGATGCGTTTGCGTCGGCCATTGATGACGTTTTGTCATTGGTGACACCGCAGAAGCCGGACCCCCGCCAGTATGGCTTGGGAACGGGGCAATACGACCGGGAAAGCTATGATCTAGCGGTGCTGCAATATGAACAGTCCGCGCAGATGGTTGATAGCCTAAAGCAGCAGCGGCAAGCAATCGCCGCCCAGCAGCAGCAGGAATACCAGCGTCAAGAGGCGGAAGCCTATCGCATGGTCGAGGACGAATGGCGACCCAAGCTAACGCAGCTCGTGCCAGACGTTACAGACCCAGCGAAAAGCGGCAAGGTTCTAGGCGATATTGTCAACTATGCGGTGCAGAGCGGCATCCCCGCCGAACTGTTCACCGACAAGGATCAAGCGGCAAAGGTGACATCGGCTGAATTGCTTATGGCATGGAAGGCGATGCAATTCGACAGGATCAAGGGCGCGGAAAAGACGGTCAAGTCAACGCCCGCCCCCAGGCCTGCCGCACCTGTAGCGCGACCCGGCGTGAGTGTCTCCCGTTCCGCGACCAACGCGCGGGCAGTAAGCAAGGCGCACCAGAGATTGGCGAGCGAGGGCAGCATCGAAGCCGGTGCCGCTGTATTTCGACAAATCTTCAAATAGGGATATTTCATCATGGCAAAAGTTACCGGCGCACTCGCCACCTACGACGTTACCACGAACCGCGAGGATTTGGCGGATGCCGTCTATCGCATTTCCCCGGCAGACACGCCTTTCATGTCAGCGGTCCCCCGCACCAAGGCGACGGCTGTTCTTCACGAATGGTCGCTCGACGCTCTGGCGGCTATCAACACGGCCAACGCCCGCCTTGAAGGCGACGCGCTGACCCGTTCCACGTCGTCCAGCCCTGCCCGCGTGCAGAATTACTGCCAGATCAGCAGCAAGGACGCGACTGTCACCGGCACCCAACGCGCAGTCAACCCGGCTGGCATCGACGACATGATGGCCTACCAAATGTCCAAGAAGTCGCTGGAACTGCGCAAGGACATGGAGGCCATTCTGCTTGGCAATCAGGGCCAGACCGCAGGCAACACCACCACGGCCCGCACCCTGCGCTCGTTCAATAGCTGGATCAGCGGCAATGGCTCGCGTGGCACTGGCGGCGCGGATGCCACGGCAGCGACGGCAGCGGCGACGGACGCGACCACGGGCGACCTTCGCACCTTCACGGAGGACATGCTCAAGGACGCGATCAAGGACGCCTTCGATGACGGCGGCGAGCCTTCGCTGGTTCTGGTCGGCTCGTTCAACAAGCAGAAGTTTTCGACCTTTACTGGCCGTTCGACTGCGCGTGAACACGTGTCGGTCGGCACTGTCCAGGGTGCGGCGGAAATCTATGCGTCCGACTTCGGCAACCTCAAGGTCATCCCAAATCGCACGCAGCGCGCACGTGATGCGTGGGTCATCGACACCACCAAGGTCGCGGTGTCCGGCCTGCGCATGTTCGAGCCGCAGGAATTGGGCCGCGTTGGCGATGCTATGACGCGCGACTTGATTAGCGAGTTTTCGCTCGAGATGCGGGCAGCCAACGCTCATGCACTCGTGGCGGACCTTACGTCGGCGTAACAAGATTGGGGCGGCTTTCGGGTCGCCCCATTTTGCAGGGGTAAACCATGGCAAGTCTCTACATTTCCTATTTCGGCAACGTCGATAAGCATTGTGCGCAAGACCCGCTTGGCTCCGAAATTGTCACCACGTCCGGCACGTCGGGGCAGTCCACCGCCAATCCAGAATTTGCAACCGTGGCGAAAATCCAGAGCGATGCGGCACACTATGTCAACGATGGCGCGAACCCAACGGCGGCGGCGGGCACTGGCGTTTATGTCGCGGCGAATGAAGTGCTGTGGCTTCGCCTCAATCGCGGTTACAAGCTGGCGGCTGTCACTGCATGAGCAAGAGCGCGCTTCTCGACCTCATTCCGGAGGATCGCCGCAAGATCATCTACCATGAGGAAGATGGTAAGACCTACATGGAGACGCGGCAGGACGTGTCCCATATCGTCAAGGCTGCTGCGATGATGCGCGATGAGACACCGGGCAAGGACATGCGCCGGGTCGCGCTGGTTCCCAAGACGGTGCTGGATCAGTCGTTCAATGAGGGCTGGTTCCACGACGAGGCGAAGTGGAAGCAATGGCTTAACGATCCTGGCAATGCGTGTTATAGGACGTGGCACGGCAGAGTTTAAGGAGACACCATGAAAATCGCCATCTGCATCCCTTGTTACGGCAACCCCGAAGCGGTTTTCATGCAGTCGCTAACGTCCGCTATTTCCTACTTCTATGAGGCCGAAATGGAACTGGACGGCAAGCCCATCAAGAAAAGCGTGGAGACGATCATCGTGTCGTCGTCCATGCTCACTGAAAGTCGCCACCGGCTGGCCGCAGAGGCGGTGAATAGCGGCGCTGACTACATGCTGTGGTGCGATGCGGACCATATATTCCCGCCAGATGCGATTTGCCGCTTGTGGGCGCACAATCTGGACATCGTGGGGTGCAACTATCCCCGCCGCCAGACGCCGACTGCCCCGACCGCCGCAAAGGTAATCGGGACATGCGATCATGATAACCTTGTCTATACGACGCAGGAAAAGGCGCATGATTGCCTTGTGGAGGAGGTCGATCATTTAGGCTTTGGCCTGTGCCTCATGAAGATCGGCGTATTCGACGCATTGCAGGCGCAGGCAGAAGCGGATGGGCGGGATACGTTCATGCCGCTGTTTATGTTCCAGCCGACCGAAAACCATATGGGCATGATTGGCGAGGACGTTTATTTCTTCAAAAAGTGTCGTGACGCCGGGTTGAAGGTCCACCTTGACCATGGGCTGTCGTGGGAGGTTGGCCACGTCAACAAGCAAATCCTGACCAACGCCCACGCTGTCGCCCATCGTGATAAATGGGGAACACGGCAGAAGGCCACGCGGGACAAGTTTGAGGCGCGCATTGCGGAACTTGAAGCATGAGCATTGCAATCATCACGTCCGGCGCGTCTGCCATTGAGACGTATGGTGGATTAAAGCAATTCATCATTGAGCATTTGCAGCTTGCGGAAGAAGTGTCCGACCGGCTTGGCGACCTCATACGCATGGCTGAGTATCGGTTGCAGCGCCTTATTCTAACCCCCGACAGGGAAATAACGGCTGGCGTCAACACGGTTGCAGGCATTGGTTCCGTGACGCTCCCGGCTGGCCTGAAACAGCTTCGTTCGGCCTATGTGAACAGTAGCCCGCAGCAGGGCTTGGAAATTACGTCTCCGGCGACGTTGCAGCGCGATTGGAACGGCTTTGTCTCCGGCGTCCCTACCGCTATTTGCGTTTCAGGCGGGGGGCTGCTTCTGGCCCCGACACCTGACGCGGTTTACACAATCTCGCTGACCTATTTGCAGTCGATTGCCTATCTGTCGGACGACAACCCGACCAATTGGCTGTTGGCTGGCCATGCCGATGCTTATGTCTATGCGACTTTGTTGCAATGTGAAGCGTTCATTGGCAACGATGATCGCCTGCCGCTATGGAAACAGGCGCTTGATGAGACGATCATGGAAATTAACGACCAGGGCAACAGGCTGCGCTATTCCGGCGTGCCTGTCCGGCTGCGCAACCCGTCTGTGTGCGTGTGAAAACTGTCATTGCCTTTCCGGCGTATTTGCCTGACCAGACCGTCAACAGCGGCGTTCTCCTGACCGCGCAAAACGTCTATCCTGCCACGGACGGTTATCGGCCCGCCCGCTCTTTTCAGTCCGTATCCGACCCGCTGGACGAAGCGTATCAGGGCGGCGCGTCGTTCATTGCGTCCGATGCCACGGCCTATTTGATTGTTGGCACATCCAGCGACATTTACCGGCTAACGGCTGGCGCATGGTCGTCGCTTGCCACGGGGCTTACCGCTGGGCGTTGGCGGTGGGCGCAGTTTGGTGACTTCGCCATCGGCGTGAATGGCAGCGCCACGCAAGAGGTTGACCTTACAGCCGGGACAGCCTCACCATTAGCGGGCGCTCCTACAGGGACTTGCATCACTGTCGTGCGCGATCAAGTCGTTATCGGGCGCGCTAATGGTGATATTTCCATGGTGCAATGGTCGGGCTTCAACAATCATACGCAATGGACGGCGGGGCTAAATCAGTCTGGTTTTCAGCCGATGTTGACGGGCGGCGCGGTGATGGGGCTGGCCGGTGGTGAATACGGTATCATTTTGCAACGCTTTCGCCTTGTCCGTATGACCTATACGGGCGACGACTTCGTTTATCAGTTTGATGAAATCACGTCCAACGTGGGCTGTGCGTCGGCTGCTTCCATCGTCCAGGCTGGCCGCAATGTCTATTTCCTGTCCGACCGTGGATTTATGGCGTTGGAGGATGGGCAGGCGTTGAAATATATCGGGGACGAAAAGGTTAACCGGACGTTTTCGGCGGCTCTTGCCAGAGATGATTACGAACTGATGCATACGGCTGTCGATCCGCAGAACAGTCTTGCCATGTGGGGCGTTCCCGGCAACCCCGGCACCATCTGGATTTACAACTGGACGTTGGACAGATGGGCAACCATCGTTGTTCCGTTCACCGGCTTGTTTTCGGGCTTCACGTCGTCATTGACGCTGGAAGAAGTGTCTGCGCTCTATCCCGACATTGACGACATGCCTTACAGCTTTGATGATCCCAGGTTTTCAGGCGGCGACCCACGGCTATATGTTGTGGATAATGCGCGCGAACTTGGGACGTTGACCGGCGAAACGCTGGCGGTGCGGCTACAATTGGGTTTCACGCAATTTGCGACCGGCAGGGCGGCACGCATCCGCTTCATTCGGCCCATTTGTGATGCTGTGGACGGCATATCCATTACAGCGGACACGCGGGCTAGACTCGGTGATGCAGCGTCTTTGGCGACGGCTGGCGCATTGCGGGCCAGTGGCTCCATGCCAATCCGCGCGGCAGGCCGATACATCGCTTTGACCATGAACGTCGCAGCCGGGACAGAGCGCGGTGATGGCGAGCAATGGGGCTATGTGCAGGGGCTTGAACTGGACTTCTACGCTGGCGGCGGCAGGTGAGCATTTTGAATATCCCGGTCGATGCAAGGCGGCAGGACTGGCCCCGGCTGGTGGCCAATGCGATCAACTATCTTTTGAGGCGAGACGCGGAAACGAGCAGCATCTTGTCGCAGCAAACCGGCTGGGCCAATTATCAGGACACCGCTGGCGCGCAGACGCTGGCTGCATCGACGCAGGCGATGTTTACAAACAACGCGGGGGCCATAATCCAGTCCCAAAAGCCAAGCGATGTAACTGCTTTCTGGGACAGCAATAAAATTACTGGCCGCACTGGCGACGCTATCATGGTCAAGGTGCAGATGGTTTGCACTCCATCGGATGCGTCCGCATCCATGCTTAATGTCCAGGTGGATATAGGCGGCACTATTGGCGTCTTGGAGGAACATGATTTCCCACTAACGGCGGGCTCTGGCGTGGCGCACCCTATCAGCTTCACTTTTTTGGCGTTCACCATGGCCACATGGGAAGCCAATGGGGCTACTATCAATGTGACGTGCGATGGCGGTGCCTCATTGACGGCCAAGCGCATCGTTGTTGCCCGTATGCATAAGGCTCGGTAAATGGCTTACAGCGGAGAAGGCGGTATCCCCGACATTCGGGCCAGAGTCTACCGGGAAAAGGGCGTGGTCGCGCTGGATGCGAATGGACTGGCGACGATCACATTTAACCGTCCTGTTTCGGTTGGCGCTGCCAGCCATGTCCAGTTGACGCCATGGATAGCGGCGGGGCAACTTCCAATCATCGCCAACCCCATTTTATCCTCATGGGTGACTAATGGTGCGGGTGAATATGTTTCAGTCCAGATAAAAGGGCATAGGTTTAGAGATTTGCCTTCACCGTTGACGCTTCTGACGCAATTGATCGGGTTCCGCATCTTAACGGATCAAAATGTCAATGGTAGCAATGTCGATTGGATGCTGTTTTGAGCCGTTGGGATGACATTTACAAACTGGCGGAGCGTTCGGGCCACTCACGTGACATGGTGGATCGAAAGCTGGCCATGGGTCACACAGTCGCGTTTGAAACGGACGATTTCCTTATGCTGATTGACCGGGCGGTCGATGACGCTTTGGTGATTTGGCTGTGCGTCGGGGCGCATGTCCGCGAATGGTTTGGCAGGGCTGAGGCCATCGTCATCGCCTTTGCAAAACAGATAGGTTGTGATAAGCTACGGATTGAGGGCCGCAAGGGGTGGCTTCGCGTCCTGCCTCACTGGCAACATGTTCGGACTGATGGTGATTGCGTTGTTTTGGAGTTGAGCGCTTGAAAAGCAAGACGAAAACGAAGCCGATCTACGAAACAGAGATCAAGGGCGCGGCGTCGGAATTGTCTAACGCCTATAACGCGAACAAGGACCAGACGCAGGCGCTTGCCGGTGACATTTCCGGCCTTACGCAGGGCTTGATCGACAAATACAACGCGGGTTCGCCCACGCTCGACGCGGCGAATACCTACGCTACCGATGTGCTTTCGGGCAAATATCTAACCGGCAATCCACAATTGCAGAATATCATCGACCAGACCGGGCGAAGCGTCACCAATCAGGTGCAGGGCGCTGTCGGGACGCGCGGGCGGGTTGGTGGTGACGTGCAGACGAGCCTTTTGGGTCGCGAGTTGTCGGACGCGGAAAACAATCTGCGCTACAACGATTATAACACGCAAATGGGTCGCATGGATACGATGGCGGGCCTGTCGCCTTCGCTGAATGAGGCGCAGTATTCTGGCGTCAACACCATCCTGAACAGCGCCAACAGTGCCGCGCAGCTTCCTTATGCCGCTTCGGGAAATTATGCGTCGTCCATGGGGAGCCTGTTGGGGCAATATACCAACACGACACAGAAGCAGGGGATGGGCGGGTTGCTGGCGGGCGTAGCTGGTTCCGCGCTAAGCGGCTGGGCTGGCGGCGGGTTCAAGGGGCTGTAATATGGCGATGTTTGGGGCATTGGCGAGTAAAAAGCCGTTCGATACAGGCAATGTCGGAGGCTATTCCGGCCTGCAACAGCCTTTGCCAGCGCCTCCTGAACAATCTGGCGGCTTTTTCGGGCAGGGTGGCGTAGGCAGGGGCATCGCTGGCAATATTGGCGACTTCCTTCTGCAATATGCGGGAGCGCAGCCGATCTATGCGCCACAGATGCAGCGCCAGCAAGCCATGAAGCAGCAGCAGCAGGCGGGGGAAGCAAACCGGCTTGAAGAAGAACGCCAATGGATTGCGCGTGAGCAGTATAAGCGCGCCAACACTCCGCCGGAAACATTCGAGAGCAACAGCGGCGACCGCTACACGATTGGCGCGGACGGCACGCCACGACTGATATTCAAAGACCCAACGCCAAAGACAGAATGGATCAACGTCAAGAACCCTGACGGGACGATGACGATCATGCCCAAGCCGGTGGGTGGTGGTAATGCGCCGCCTTCCACGCTCCCCGCTGATTTTGACTTTGGAGGTCAGACGCCGCCCGCGTCTGGCCGGTTTCCTTGATAAGATCACGATGATGAGCGAGAGCGGCGGCAATCCTAACGCTGTTAGCCCGAAAGGAGCGCGCGGCCTTATGCAAGTCATGCCGGAAACTGCGCGCGATCCAGGCTTTGGTATCCGGCCATCGAGCGGCACTCAACAGGATGATGTGCGGGTCGGGCAGGAATACAGGGCCGCAATGCAAAAGCGCTACGGCGACGACCTTCCCAAAATGTGGGCCGCGTATAATTGGGGACCGGGCAATCTGGACCGGGCGCTAAAGACCTATGGTGATGACTGGATGAAGGCCGCGCCAAAAGAAACGCGGGATTATGTGTCGCGCAATCTTCGCGCTGCAAGGGGATCGTAATGGCTGAACGTCGTGAATATATGGGCGCAACCTATGAACGCGCTGGCCCCGGTCAGCCGTGGAACCTTGTGTCGTCCGGCCAGCCGCAGTCTATGACGGTAGGGACGCCTGACCCTAAACAGCCGTTGGAAGTAAGCCGCCTTGGCAATCAGGCAGCGGCTTCTGCTTATGATCCCGCAACGGCAGCGGCGGACCTTGCAAGGAAAAACCAACAGGTAGGCGACCGCCCATTTGAGCGAGGCGACAAGCTGCGTTCGGATTTCACCTCGGACACCCGTTTCAAGGAATACAACGCAGTCCTGCCCGTTCTCATGTCGGGCCTTAAAAGCGCGCCTAACCCGGCTGGCGATAACGCCCTGATTTATGCCTACGCCAAGGTTATGGACCCCGGTTCTGTCGTTCGTGAAAGCGAGGGCGCTACCGCCGCGCAGACGGCGGGGCTTTGGGATCAAAAGGTTGAGCAATTCAAAAAGACGTTCGGGTTTAGCGATGCTCGCGGTCTGCCCGCTGGCGCGGCGGACAATCTGCGCGAGGAAATGAACCGCAAGGTTGCTGCGCTGGCAAAGACATATGGCGTTGCGCGCGCCGACTATCAGGGATTGGCGCAAAGGCAAGGCGTTAATCCGGAAGATGTTGTCGGCGGCTTCCCCGGCGAGCCGTTCTTCAAGGAATATGACCGCCTTCGCAAGAGCGGGTTGGATGAGGCTCGGGCGGCGCAGTTGACAAGCGCGGTTGCGGCTGCGGAGGATGAGGGGCGCAACACCATACCCCCGGAAGAGCGGCAGGCGGCAGAGGCTTATTACCGCCAAGGTGGCGCTGCCCCCGTCCAGATCAATCGCCCATCCGTCAATGACAGCCCGCTATCTCAAGGGCTTTCTGGCGTCAACGAAGGCATCGCATCCCTAGTCGGCGCTCCGGTCGATATTGCCAACATGGGCCTTGGCCTTGGCGCGCGCGGCATTAACGCCATAGCCAACACCAATTTGCAGGCACCCGAAAGCCCGATTATGGGTAGCGATTGGCTGCGTCAGCAAATGGGTGGCGTCGGCGCAATCGGCCCTGAGAGCCAACAGCCGGGGATGCCATTCGTTCGCCGTGTCGGGCAGAGCATTGGTGCGAACCTAATCCCCGCTGGCGCAACGGCGCGGACAGGTGGCCAATTGGGTGGGATGTTGCTTTCCAGCCTTGGCGGCGGCGTGGGCGCTGCTACGGCGCGGGAAGTGGCACCCGGCAATCCTTATGCTGAAATGGCGGGGGAACTGGCAGGCGGTGGCATTGGTGCTGCGCCGGGATTGATGCGCAATCGTCAAATAGCGCAGCGGGGGATCGAGGCAGCTATTCCTTCGACTGAGAAGGTCAAGGAGCGCGCAGGGCAATTGTATCAGCAAGCGGAAGCTGGCGGCACTACGGCTGACCCAATGCAGACGCAGGCGCTTGCAAGCCAGTTTCGGCAAACGCTGCAACGGGAGGGTGTGATTAGCCCGACCGGGCGCGTGTCTGAGGTCCACCCCAAGGCAAAGGAGGCTTTGCAGCTTTCGGAGGACTATTCACAGGGGACGATGAACCCTGTGCAGATGCAAACCATGCGCAAGATCGTCGCGGACGCTGCCAATAGTCAAGACCCGGCAGAGGCGCGGATTGGGGGGATGTTGCTGGGCCAACTGGACCAATGGATTGATCCACTAGCCCCCGGCCTTGGTGAAGCGCGGAATGTCGCCAGCCGCTATTTGCAGGCGCAGGAATTGGAGAGGGCGCGGGAATTGGCGGGCGCAAGGGCTGGTCAATTTAGCGGTTCCGGCTTTGAAAATGCGCTTCGCACCGAATATCGCGCTTTGGATCGAGGCGCTATCAAGGGGCAGAAGAATTTTTCTCCCGAAGTTGTCGGCGCAATCGAGGATGTAGCGCGGGGAACGCCAGCGTCCAACTTCGCGCGGGGGCTTGGCAAGATGGCTCCTACCGGCGTCGTTTCGGGTGGCATTTCAACCGCCGTTCCGTTTGGCATTGGAAGCGCCATAGGCGGGCCGGGTGTCGGGGCATTGGCGGCAGGATTGACTAATGCTGTCGGTATTGGTGGCCGTAATGCCGCTACCAGCATGGGGATGCGTAACGCTGATCTTGCTGAAATGATCGCCAGAAACGGCGGGGCCATTCCACAGGCTGAAATCCTTACGCCTGAAATGAAGCGCTTGGTGGCGGCGGGAATGTTTGGCCAAGGTAGCCAATATTTAGCTGGGAGAGGCAATCCATAATATGATTATGAAAGCAAACCGGCCAATGTCCCACAAGGTGTCCGTAATGTTCATGGCCGCACCATACACGCAAGTCGGAAAGGCGTAAACCATGGCTGTTCAAGATTGGTCCACGAACCCGGCCAGCAATACGTCGATTGACGGGGTTAATATTGGCGAGGGTTGCCCGCCCGGAAACATGAACGACATGGGCCGTCGCATTATGGCGTCGGTTCGCGTGATGTATGACGGCTTGCCGGACGTTTCCGCATTGCAGACCAAGGCGGGCGCTGTTTTTAGCGGGACTGAGCCTATCTATACCGGGCGCGGGGCATATCTGCACCATAGCGGGACGGGCCAGACAAGCGGTCGTGTCTATATTCAGGCGGAAGGCTCATCCTTGCCCACGGCGGCGGAGGGCGCGATAGTGTTTTTCTACGCATGACGATGCGGACCTATAACGGCGGGGCATGGAAAACCCTGTCATCCGGCCAAGTCTATTTTGCCGGTGTGTGGAGGCGCTTGACCCGCGCCAAGGGTTATTTCGACGGTGCATGGCGTGAATTAGCTGTGTTCGTTTTGCCAGTATCGGCAAGCGCTTCGCCGACTGATCTAACGGGCTATGACTATGCTGGATATTTGACCGAGGCTGCAACCGTTTCAGTAGCAGGAGGTCAGGCTCCTTTCAGCTATGCTTGGACGGTCGGATCGTCAACGGCCAGCGGTGCTACCGCAGCCACCCCTTCATCTGCTACAACGCGGTTTTACGCTTCCAGCGATGGCGATACATCCTTCGTTTGCACGGTAACAGACGCCATCGGGCAGACGGCGGCAACACAGGTTGCAGTTACATTCGTTAGCTTTAGCTGATATACGGGGGGCGTCATGAACAGGTATTTCAACACGATTACGAATACGCGAGGGGATAGCCTTCCCGGCTCCCAAGCGCGCGTCCTGAATAGCAGCGGCGGAATTGTCAGCATATTCTCCGATGCTGGCGGGACGCCCATACCTGACAATCTGGCGACGGCTGACGGGCAGGGCGTTGTTGACTTCTATTTCACAGCGGCGGCAGGCCAGACGTTGCAAATTCTGGACAGCGCTGGCAATCTCGCGGATAGCTTCCCCGACCTGTCGGCGGCACTGGATCGCAGCAACCATTTCGGCAATGCGCCTGCCTCCAATATCACCACAACGGATTTCGACGGGGAGACAATCCCCGATGGCTCCGACGTGCAAGAAGCATTGCAGGCGCTCCAAACTGCCATCGAAAACGCAGCCGGTGCAGGAACATCGCTGATTTATGAGCCTGACATTGGCGATCGGACGGAGGGCCAGACTGTTTTTCCCGCTCCCGATGGGGTGAATATCACCAGCGTCCCGCTTGTCATCATCAACGCTGGCACGGTCACTACGGCGAATTATTCATGGGATGCAGACAGCATCACACTTAATGAAGGCGTTTCGCTCGAAGATGATATCTTGTTCGTCATCGGCCTGGGTATTGAGCAGGACATTGTGAGTGTTGACAATGTTGTCGGCCTTCCGGCCTATATCACCGGCGTTCTAGGCTCGCGCAGCGCCAATATGCGGGACATTGCGGGCTATGACCCGACAGGCTCCAATGACATGGCCAGTGGGTTCCAGGCGCTATTGGCACAGGCAGCGACGGCAAAGGTTCCGACCATTTCGCAGGGCGGCAAGTTTCTTCTCGGATCGCCTGTCTCCATGCCGCGCGGCACCGACTTGCGTGGTTATGGTGCGCCATCGTTCGATACGGCAGGGAGCGCCGGGACAGCCCTGTATCTAGCGCATGGTGGGCGCGGTCTGGTTGATGCTGGCGGCACTGGCGGCTGTCTCATGAGCGACATCGTGTTTCTTCGCGACCAACCCGCTGTTGTGTCGGGAACGCCATGGACGCCGAACGATGACGACTTTGACATTTACTCAGCGGATATGTCGGACTTTCACGCCACCCGCGTCTATCATATGAACTCGACGCGCGGCGTCTATATGAACGGCAATCGGAACCGCTTCACGGATTGCTGCGGCCAGTTTTATAAGCGCGGGCTTGAAGTCGATTGGAGTTATGACACGCTGCGAGTTGTAGGAACGCATAAGTGGCCGTTCTTTAGCCAGGCTGACGAAGTGCGGACATACATGCAGAACAATTTGCAGTTGTATCGCCTCAACCGGGTGGACAACCCGATGTTTGTCATGCCTTTTTCGATTTGGGCGAAATATTGCTTCTACATCGGCCATTTCGCAGGCGATGGGCCAAGCAAGCCCGCTGGAACCGTGTCCAAACTGAAATTGGTTTGCGCCGATCTGGATATAGGGCAGCACGCTTATTACGTCGCGCCGGAAGCAGACGGGCATAGCGCCACGTTTAGCGCTGTCACGTCGCAAGGCATGGTCGAAATCGTCAATGCCGCCCCTATCCAGATTGAGGGGCCGAACACTAAAATCAGTGGCGATTTTGGCGGCTCGGACACGGGCGCAAACTTGGTGCGGCTTGAGGCAAGCGCGGCGGGGAGTGAATTATCCCTATTCGTCAAGGGCAATAACTGGAACCGTTCGGCCACCGGCTTTGCGGCGATTGAGGTTGTCACGGGCGGCGGTCACGTTTCCCTTCTCCCAGGTTCCGTCCCACTTCTCACAAATGGCAACGGCGGACCAATTTCGGCTGGCAACGTAACTGTATGGACACCTTGATATGACCCGTTCACGCGATACCACCCGCCTTGCTTCGCTTTTCACTAGCCCGATTAACTTCGAGGCGGTTGGTGATAACGTCGCGGATGACACCGTACCTATTGACCTGTCTCTTATTTACGCGCTGGCAAACAAGTTGCCATGGTATCTTCCAGCGGGGCGTTACCGATATGTCGGCCAGCTACTGGTCGATCTTATCTCGGTATACAATACCGGCTTCAAAATGTATGGTGACGGGACTAACAGTAGCATCATCGACTTTGGTACGGTCGCCGCGCCTGCGTTCTTTTTGACATGCTCGCGCACGCCGGGGGATTGCTTCTATCCTGAAATTTCCGGCATCGGTTTTGTCGCCAATTGCGCAGGGCCGGTGGTGCGATTGGGCAAGACTGATTTCAGCGACCCGATCAACAAGCCGATTTTTCGGTTCGCCGCTGGCAATCTCAACACGACTAGCGCGGCGGTCGGGTGTGAAATAAATCACGTTCTGAACGGCGACATGAACATTGAAACCAATTGCGGGCTGGTTGGCCCCGATGTTGGCGCTGGCCGGTCACTTGTGGCGCGACAGCTTATCATGTCGCGGGTGCATGGCTCTTGCTCCACGGCAGAGGTTGGCATCTCCTTTGAGGATGGTTTCAGCTACGGCAACGTGTTCGAGGCGATGGATATTGAGAACGTAGAAGATTGCGTTCATCAGCTTTCGACCAATGCCGACAAGAATACGTTCCTCGGCGGGACGTTCGTTTACTCTGGGTTCGGAGCGGTATCGACCGTCAACCGGCAGATGATATTCGATAACGTCAATGCCGCCCCCCAAGGTGGTTCGACGCTTGCAAACTTCATCGACCCGGCTCGCAAGGACGGCCTTATCGCCCGTGATGTTGTCGGCTACCGGACCAAGAACAAAGGCTCGCAGACGGTAACGGCGGCATCGACACTCACATTTAACCACGGCCTGATCGCCGCGCCAAGCGCGCAGGACGTGACACTAACGCCGTTGGCGACTGCGACGACTGGCATATGGCTTTCCGGGGTGAGTTCGACTACCATAACGGTATCGTTCCCCACGTCTGTAACAGGAACGTTCGCATGGTCGGCTACGGTGGCTGGCGCATAGGAGGTACTTATGATTTATGCAGTTTCGTCCGCATATTATGCGACCGGCAAGAAGTATGTGCGCAAGCCCGCGACATTGCTGGCCCGTCCAGTTGCTCATTCGATGGAGGAAATGTGATGATCCGAAGTGGCGGAACCCAAAAACCCAAGCCGACGCCGACGAACCGGCCCAAGCCGAAAAATGCTTGATCTAGGCCCATATCTGTCATCGCTCATCGGTGTGGGTGGCATATGTGCGCTGGCGTGGCTACATAGCCGCTCTGGCGCGCTACTGCGCTGCCTGTCGGTCGTGGTGGCGGTATGGGTCGCCGGTTTCCTCTACAGCGCTGCCACGGGCGATTTTACCCATTGGGCGGTGAACATCGCTATCGACGGCATCGCGGCTCGCATGATTCTGCGCCATCCTGCCGGTAAGATGCAGGCCGCATTAGGTGGGACATACGCGGTTCAGGTCGCCATGCATATCGCCTATGGCGCGCGGGAGACGTGGACGATAGCCGATCCGATTGCTTATTACGACATGCTAACCATCGTTGCCTACGCGCAGCTTGCTATCCTGGGAGGTTGGGCGCTTGGAACATGGGGGCAGTTTATTGTTGATAGGCTCCGGCGTCATCATCCTGCGCTGGATCATCGGGAGGGCGTTGGCGGTATGGGTCGCAAAGCATGAACGAGCCGAAAAAGAATGAGTGGCTTTCGCCTCCCGCGATCTTGGGTGTGGTCGGTTTGGTTTCGGCCTTTGGCATGGCCTATTCTCGCTTTGACGGTCGCGTGAGTGTGGCAGAGGCGGCGTCGGCGCAGTTAGAAAAGCGCATAGACAACATGGAGCGCAAGATCGACTTCATGGTCCAGCGCATGATTGAGAAGGACGCTAGGCAGCAATGAGAACCGCAATCTTTGACGCCATCAAGGCAGCGCGCGGCGGGGCATCCTACACGCAGGCGGAAGTCGCTCGCATTGACGCGCTACTGGACAGCCTGAGCGTGCCGGGTGACATGCGTCGTATGGTCGGCAAGGCTGGCCTTGACCTCATCAAGTCGTTTGAAGGGCTGGAACTGAAAGCCTATCCCGATCCTGCGACAGGCGGCGATCCATGGACTATCGGCTACGGTCACACCGGGCCGGAAGTGAAGCCGGGGCTAGTGTGGACGCAGGCGCAGGCCAACAATGCGATTGCGGACGATGTAGCGCGCTTTTCCGATGGTGTTTCAAAACTGATTGGCGCGACACCGACAACGGCTGGCCAATTCGATGCGATGGTGTCTCTGGCCTATAATATCGGACTAACAAACTTCAAGGAAAGCACACTGCTACGCCTGCACAAAGAGGGCGACTATGCCGGGGCGCAGGGACAATTCATTCGTTGGAACCGCGCGGCTGGCAAAGTGATGGCGGGCTTGACGCGCAGGCGTGAAGCAGAGGCCAAGCTATATGGGACTAAGGCATGACCGCCCGTATCCCACACCTTCGCCTTGTCGTCCTGTTTTGCGGTGTCGCCATCGTTGCCTATGCTGGCTTTTCGATATGGGTGGTAGCCATCTCCAAAGACGCGGCCATGATTGGCGACGTTATCGGGACATGGAAGTCATTTGCGGTAGCGGCCTTCTCTTTTTGGGTAGGGTCATCCAGCGGCGGCAAGGCAGCGCCGGAAGCGCCTATTCCGGTCAAAGTCGATCAACCGGCCAATGATCCTATCCCGGTGGAACAGAAGCTGTGACGCACGAAACAATCATCCTTGGCCGCGAAACCGCCATCAAGATCATGGCAATCAGTGTGCTATTGAAGGATGGCGAATTAGCCTTGGTAGGCGATGACGCACATCTTGCGTATGCGGAACTGTGCGACGTTGGGGAGGAAATAGCCCTACAGCTAGAGGGGTATCCGGCGTGATCCCCCTCCCCGGCCTTGCATTTCTCGCCACGATCCGCGCCAACTGGAAACTGGCCGCTGGCATCGTCATCGGTGCGCTCATGTGCTATCCAGTTGCATCATGCAACGGAAAGCGCCAAGCCAATGCTGCCTATGCGGCCAAGGTCGAGATTGCAGCCGCCAAGGTCGAGCGGGCAGCAGGGCAGGCGGAACTAGCCGCCACGCTATCGGAAATGGCGCGCTCGGCCAGCACTGAACAGGAAGCCACGGAACTTCGGAAGGTTGTGGATGATGCAAAAGATGATGGCACTGTTGGCCCTGCTACCGCTGATTTGCTTGCCCGGATGCGGTCCAAAGGTGGTGGCTAAAGCCGTGCCTGTTCCGCCTCAATTCCTGACGTGCAAGGCGCAACCGGCGACCCCGGCTGAGACGACTGACAAATCCGTGGCCAATTTCATCATCGACCTTGTGGAGGCTGGCGAAGATTGCCGTTCCAAGGTGCGCGCGACCCGTGAATGGTCGAATACGCTGGGGGAACGGTAATGCTTGGTCTGCGCTTGGGATTGGGGCTTGGGGCTGGGTTGGCGGGCTATGTGCCGCCTGTCAGTCCATACATCATGGATGCCAACTATGCGTCCGGCGCCTATAATTTCGACGGCACGGACTATGGCAGCGAAGCCACGTTCCTGACAGCAATAGGCGGCAGCGTATCGAGCGGCAAGACGCTTATCGGTCCATATGTGTCGCCCACGTCGCCGGAATTGGTTCCCAACGGCAATGTGGTGGACGCTACAGGCTGGGCGGCGTCTCAGGTCAGCGGCGGGCCAGCCACAGGTGCGGCGGTGTCTGGCGAGTATCAGGTGACGGCGGCGGTGTCTGCCAGCCGCCCGATTGGCTATTCCAGCTTTCCCGTTCAGGGCGGCAAGGCGTATCTGGCAAGCGCAAAAATACGCAAAGACCCAGCGGCCAGCACGAACGCCAAATTCGTCGCCAGCAATGACGTGACCAACGTCAATGGCCCGGTCGCGGGTTCGGCGCTTATCGGTGCCACGACGTTGACAGCCGTCCCTGCCCGCACGTTCGGCCCCATGGTCGGCGTGTCAACCATGTTTTCAGGCGTCCTTGCGCAGTCCGGCGTCGCGACCGGCATGTGGGCCATTGATGACCTGACCGTCAAGGAAACCACACCGTTTGCCGGTTGGATTGCGGGCGGCATTTCTGGCATTGTCGATTTCATCACGCCTGCGGCGGCGGGTGCGGCGGACAAGATCATCTGGCAATCGGATGACGGCGCGCTTGATGGCACGACGGCGCAGCAACGGAACTATGCGCGGCTGTGCTATTCCAGCGACGGCCATCTGCGCTTCAAGATTTTCGCGCAGACTGTTCTCGGCACCACCGGCACGCAACAGGCTGATATTGACCTAGGTGTCGCGGCGGTGTCCACGACCTTCACCGTGCAATTTGTCCTGACAGCCGGGATTGCTGGCGTTTCCGTCAACGGTGGTGCGCCGATCACGGCGTCGCCCACCAACATGCCGCCGCTGGCCGTAATGCGCTTCAAACAGGGACAGGTCGCCACCACGAACGATTATGACGGCACGCTCAATCGCGTTCGCCTGTTCCGCAACCTGACGCCGCCCACCGGCATGACGCTGGACATTATCCCGCTCAATGGCGACAGTTATGGCTCTGGATTTGGCGTCCCGCTCAGTCAGGCTACCGGCGCGGCAATCCAGAACGTATCTGTTGGCGGCTCCACCATTGAACAGGAAATCGTCTACCGGCAGAACAATCCGCTGGTTGGTACGCCTGCCAACGTGTTTTGGGACGGGTCGAGCAACGGGGCTATTGATGCGCCAGACTACCTGTCCAAAATTGACACACTCATCGGCATAAGCGGGGGCGTCACGCGTATCATCATGATGCCGCCGCTCAAACGCGCCTCTACGTCATCGACATGGGCGCAGGATGAGGCAATCGCAGCGGGCATGGCTTCGCGTTTGGGTGCCAACTTCATCGACGCGCAGGCTATCCTTGCGATGCATGGCGATGGATCGGGGCCGGACAATACGGCAATTGCGATGGGCTATTGCCCGCCGTCCCTGCTATCCGATGGTGTCCACCTGACTGCGGCTGGTTATAACTATGTCGCTACGGAAGTCGCTGCACGGTGGAATGTGATTAAGTAGCCTCACACTCCACCAACCCCGCCAAATCCGACCGGCAAGCCACGCACGAACACTCATCGCCAAGCGTGGCTTGCTGGACCGGCTGGGCGGCTACCATGGCCTTGATCTTGTCATCCTGGCGTCGGTGATACTCGCATAGCAGGCCGTGGTCGGCTGGCGTGGGCTTGCTACACATTGCACAAATGTCATGTCCGCTCATGGCAAAACCCTCTCAGGAAACTGGCATTTCAACATCCGAGATTGCTCGACCATCATTTCGCAGCACGCTTGGGCGGCTTGCTTTGCCGCGTGCTGCGAATGGTCGAACGCGCGCGCCGAAATCATCGTTGGAAAATGCGTCACCGTCACCCATGCAGCGTTTGGACCGCAATGCCACATGCCGCCGACTGGCTTGTCCTCGACCACTTCTATTCGATAATCGCCGCTCATGGCCGGGTGTCCAGTGCTTTGCGGGCTTCCTGCAATTCGTTGCTGAACTTGCAATACCATTGGTCTGGTAAGGTTGCCTTGTTCAGCACAAACGCCATGTTGTCGCACTGACGGCCCAAAGCCTCCCGCAACCGCGCAACCTCATCCACCGGCGAATGGGCGATCCGGTGGCGGGCGAAGGCTTGGACCACACCGTCTGCGTCTTTGGTCACTTCGGATACAGGCCCAGCACCAAGTTGCCTATACAGTGCGCGGTATACACCCCCTGCCGCCTCCCGATCCGCGTCCGTCACAATCGCATCGGCGGCGGGCGATGGGGCATCTGACAAATACTCGCCGCGCTCGATGGCGTCGGCAGCGGCAACTAGAGATTGAACGCGCAACCCCGCGGCCCTGTCCGGTGATTTAAGCCAAGCAACAATCGCATCCCGCTCGCTCATGACACATGCCTTTCATAATAGCGCGGGCCACCCGCATCTGTAACGTAGTGATGAGGCATTTCTTCGCGGCAACAATTTGGGGTCGCGGCATCGGTCACATTTCCACAATGCAGACAGCCAGCGTAGCCCCGGCAAATTGGCTTCTGGACAAAACCGTCTGCACAAATTGCGCCTTCTCGATAGGACTGGCATTGTCGCTCACTCATTGTCCTGCGCCCCTACATTCCCCGCATTGCTCAAAATCAAGCTGCCCATGTTCGCAGGGCGTCGTAAAGGCGCGCACCCAGCTTTCGCGCTGGGCTTTAGTCATCTCCGCCTTTTCCTCTATCGAGGCGGTTCGCATCCATTTGCGGGCGGCTGCAAGCGCCTCATCCAGTTGCTCGCTCATGACTCGCTCCTTTCGGTGAGGGTTCCTGTGGACAGAACTTCGTCATGCCAGCCATCGTCTGCCGCTTGCTCTACTGTGCTGTATGGGCCGGAAATCCAATCGCCATCCCAAACGCCATCATGATCGCATCCGTCCCAATACCAGCCTGCACCGACACCGGGTTCTGGTTCCATATAGTGGACACGGAAGTAGGTGCCGTCTGCACGTTGGTGGATGCCAGCGGTCATCGGCTTGGGGGTAAAGTCGTTCACCCCTCCCCCAAAACCCGGATCAAGCGGGTCGAACGTGCCGCCGTTTCCGGCGTGGCTGGCTACGGTGTCGATTTCGGGTGGTGTGCGCTTGGTCGATGCCAGATACATTTCGCGCCAGATATTACGCATAGCAGCAGCCCCGTAGCGCGATCCTGTTTTTAGACCGGCCTCGACCATTTCGTCGGTGGCAAATGCGGGGGCTTCCACACCCTGCGCTTGCGGGGCTGGGTGGGCGTATAGCGGGGTTCCAATCGGGACATCTGCCGCCTTAAATACGGCCATCGTAAACCCGCTGGTCCCCGGCATTGATCCCGCAATCCCCACCGCCTCTTGCTGACAGCCAACTGCCTCCTCGCTGTCTTCAACGGTCTTTGATGTTCGTTCGTGATCGGCGAGGGCGAGAATGGAGGCCGCCTTACCCTCCCACATAATGGCCTCACGTATATCGCCGCATCTCCCATTGCTGTTCGCGCGCAATTCCTTGGCCGTCTCCAGCATATCGGCGGCCCGCATCCCAGCATGAACGCTGGCGGGGGCTTCGGGGAGAGGGAGCGCGCGGGCGTAGCTTTCCAGAATTGCGGTCAGCCCGATATGCTCGACAACTTCCCAATCCTGCTCTTGCGTCGCGACGCCGCCCGTTGGACTTTTGAAGGTCCACGACTTTGCCCAATCTTTAGTTTCTGGATAATCAACCCGCAGGCTGGAGCCATCTGGAAAATCGAGCGTGTGGACCCTAGCGCACGCCTCCCGCACCGCCGCCGCATCAAACGCTGGGGTGGGGTGGGGTAGAGCGGTGCGGGTGTTCCATGTGTCTATAGCAGATTGACGTAAGACTTCATCGCTGGCGCTGGCTACCTTGCTGTGTATTTTAGCCGAGCAACCGCATGAAACCGCGTCGCTCGCATAACTTTGGGGGTCCACTGGCCTATACCGGATTATTGTTAGCCGCCTTCCCGTCTTGCCGCCGCAAAATGGGCAAGGCAGCAGCCCGTCACTCGTTTCATTACTCATGATTTCACCTCCGCGCGCACTTCCGCAACGCTGTTGAATTGATCCTGCTTGGCCCGCACGATGGCGTCAATCAAGCGTGGGTTGTAACGGTGGACATATCGCCCTTGTATGCGTTCGATCATGATAACCTCAAATCGTCGGGATGATGTTCATCCACAGGATAGCTATGGCAATGAAGGTGAGAAGGCCCACAACCTCAAAAGCGCGGGTCACTTGCTGATAGCCTTGAGCGCGTCCAGAACCTTCGCGGTGTCGAGCAAGCCGGTGTCCAGCGCGGCCATTACCGCATCGGGATGAGCGTCATCGTGGCGCGACCAATCGAACTTATGTCGGCGACCAAACTCGCGTTGGAAGCCGCGCTCTACCAGTGCCTTGCGCGCCCGCAATTTGCGGTGGGCCTGTAACAGTGTGATGCCGTATTGGGCGGCCTGTTCTTGGATATTCATAATTGCTCTCCATCGCTGTATGCGGTTGGTGTTATTCGTCGTCCACATCATCGTTAAGATCGTGGGCGATGCAGCCTTCTCCGCCGCAACGTGGGCAATCCATCCCATCGTCGTCGGGATCGCCGTTGCAGCCGGGGGAGTGAACCTTACCGGCACCGTTGCAAAACGGGCAGTCAATGTCGATAATCATGAACAGCCTTTCTTCCAAATGTTGCGACGAAAGCCACGAGCGGCAGCTTCTTTACGCTTGATGCGGGCGACGTGCCGAAGATCACCGAAGTGGGTGGCTTGCGCACCGGGCTTGGTAGGAATGGCGGCGCAGTTGCCGCGAGCGTCCGCATAAATGTCCCAATTGCGATCAGGCCGAGGCCAGACCAAGCGGGGGAGATTTGAGACGTTGTAAAACTGGTGGATCATGCTGTCCACTCCACATTGTGATTGACTTGCTTGGCGATGCGATCATTCGCAACGTCATAGAGATACACCACCGCATCATCGTTGCCGAGCATAACCACCGCAACCATGTTGACCTTGGCGAAGGTCTTGGCAGCGGCATCAACCGAACGACGCCTCGCCATCGCGGCCCATTCGCCGGTGGTCTTTACGTAAGAAGCGGAACGAGAAAACATCGGAACCTCCGAAAGAAAGGGTTGGTGCGTTTCTGTTGCGCCCAACATACAGAACGAAAATCACCTGTCAACACGCAATTGCGCTTGATATGTCGTTTTATTCGTATATGCTCCACCTATCAAAACGGAGGACATATGAAACGTGAAGAACTGAAATTCGCCCGCCATCGCGCAGGGATGAGGCAAATCGACCTTGCCAATGCGTCTGGCGTCAGCCGCAAGGTGATCTCCGACATTGAGCGGGGCATCGGGAACCCAAGCATGAACACTTGGGATACCATCGTCGCCACGGTTCGCAATGCTCTGGATAATGGGGAGGCGGGGAAGTGAGCGCGGTTCAATATAAAGTGGGTGACACTATACACGTCCAGGCAGAATGTGGATGGCGAGACATGAATGTTGCCACATACACGGTCGAAAAAATAACGCCGACCGGGCAGATGACGGCATCGCGTGGCAACCGCGCAATCCGCATTAACAAAAACGGGCGAGTGATGGGAGGAACCCATGCGAACCGCATTGTGAGTGAAAGTGTGGCCGGTGAGATACGGCTTGGCATGGTAGAGCGCGCGATGTTTCGGCTGATACGAGACGAGGCGGCGAAAATGGATCGCGCTGCCAGTAATCGCAATATCGGAGGCGTCAAGACCGCAGTAGCCGCTATCGCCAAGGCGCTCGGCCAATGACCCCCGCCCAGCATCGCACCGCCATATTCGACCACATAGCCGAGAACATCGGCAAGCCAACGCCTACAAATCAGGAAATGGCAACAGCGCTCGGAGTGCCGACACGGCAAGTCAATCAATATATCGGCGACTTGCTCACGGAAGGCCGTATCAAAGCCCCTGAGCGCGGCAAGAAGCGTATCTTCATCATCCCCGGCGTTGGTCACACTCTGTCGCGTTACAGCGCTGTAGTGGCTGAGGACGAGCCTGTCCGCATTGAGCAATGGTGTTGCCCGCGTTGTGGCGCACGGTCGGGTAACTGCACGCATACAGCGGTGACCCTGACAACGCATGGCCGGACAGCTTGGGGTGCCTTAGCCTAATTTATCTCACGAAAGGAAAACGCAATGACCAATTTTGTAACCGTTGAAGCCCGCCACTTGCTTGACGCGATGAAGATCGCAATCAGCGTCATCGAAAAGCGCAGCACTATCCCGATCCTGTCCACCGCGCGCCTGCGCTTGTATCAGGACGGCCTGCACGTCATTGGCACGGACCTGGATATTGAAGCGACCATCCACGTCGATGTTATGGACCGTTCCAAATCGCTGGACTTGTGCATTGACGCCCGCGTCCTGCATGGCATCGCAAAAGCGGCGGGCCGGTCGAGCATAAAGATCGCCGCCACTAACAATGGTGCAATTGTTACGCTGGATGATGGCGGCGCTTCCTATGATGTTTTTGCATACCCGGCAGATGATTTCCCAGCGTTCGCATGGGAGCGCGGCGACGTGCTGGAAACATTTGGCAACGGCTCGCTGGCCGCGCTTATGGCCAAGGTCAAGGGCTGCATTTCTACCGAGGAAACGCGCTACTATCTCAACGGTATCGCGTGGATGGCGGGGTCGCGCTTTCAGGCCACGGACGGTCATCGGCTGGCAATCTGCACCTATGGCGAAAGCGAAAGCCCTATCCGCATCATACCCCGCAAAATGGTTGGCATTATCGGCAAGCATCTGGCGGGCAAGGACGTGACGATTTGTGCAACCGACACGGCTCATATCGACTTCGTGACCCCCGGCATCACGTTCCGCGCCAAGTTGATCGACGGCACGTTCCCCGATGTTGCCAAGGCCATCCCGAAAGCCAATGACCGCGTGCTGGCACTCAAGAAGGTGGAAATCGTCAACGCCATCAAGCAGGCAACCGCTATCGCGTCGGAGAATATCCGCTGCGTCAAGTTTATGCCAGCGGGTGGCAAGCTAGCCGTGGCCTATGGTATTACCGGCATGGGCAACGCGAAGGTCGCAACATCGGCAGCATGGCCCGAAGGCATGGAGGCCATCGGCTTCAATCATAATTACATATCGCAGCTTATCGACACTTGCGGCGATGACATTCGCGTGATGATGGACACGCCAGAATCGCCCACGATGATCCTTGACGACGACAAGCAGATGGTGCGCGTTGTTATGCCGATGAGGTTTTGACATGAACATGGACGACGCACTACGCGAAGCAGGCCGGAAGGCGCAAACGCATTGCCAGTGCGGCAGGCCATTCGCCAAGCGTCGGCGTGACCCGAAAACTAACCTGTGCCGCCATTGCTATGCCAGCAGCACCATCAGGGAGATATGGCTTCGCGATCATGGCAAAGGCGGTCGCATTGGCGTAACTGACAACGAAAGGGCGCGGATAATCGAAATGCTGCGCGTCAATCCGCTCCCAATGGTCAAGCGGGATAGTGGGCGCTCGTATAGAACGATATTCAAGATCGTTTTGGAGAGCGGGCTGTAGGTCCATCGGAATTACGATACACCGCCTAAACACAAAAAGGCCCGCCTATCGTTATGACGGGCGGGCCTTTCAGAGATCGCGGTCCAGCGACAACGCCCAGAGCAATCAGGAGGCGTTATCCCATCTATACAGGGGATTTTGCGGGTGAGCAAGGGCTACAAACCCCTGCGCCTCAACACCGCTGCGCGCTCTACTGGCCAGATGCGACTCACTTCCTCTTGCACTAGCGGCCTTAGCGTCTCAGGGATGCGCCCAAGCGCCATGGCGCGCGCTTCCTTGCTGTCTAGCGTGCATATCTCACAAGCGCCCTCATGCAGCGCCAGACGCGCCCAAGATCGAACACTATCACTTGCCTGATCCCATCGGATCGCGCCGGACAAAAGGCTGTGCAATTCTATAGATGGCCAGACCATTCCAGAAACGCCTCCCATGTGCCAAGCGCGCCCAATGCCACGCACACAAATGCCCCAGCATCCTGCGCTGCAATGAGATATTCTTGCTGTCCGTCCTGCCATGTCGATTGC